GGGGCGCGCGATATTTGCCTTATGAGCGGGTATCATTTCGGCTTAGTGGATAGTACCATTACCCGACTTTAAGTTGGGGATAGTTAAGTTGGGGACAGCTAGTTTACTGGGTTACCCTGATTGGAGCATTAAACCTTTACCACGATTGCGCCTTGACTTTTTAGTCTGCTTCTTGTTATATCGTAAGTTGGACTGTAAGGACGTGGTTAATAGTTTCTAGATAGCCGCTAGCTGTTTTTAGGTTTAACCTTCTTTCTTATTTTTGAGTTACGACAATGTCCTTTAACTCTTCTATCTCTAAAGGCCCTCAATTTTTAAAGAGCGTGAACGGGAACGTGAACGAGGTGTGCGGGAACGGGGTGTCTTCCTCTTCTGGATAGTTGTCCCCGCCCGTATCGATTACGTTGTCGGTGTTTTTAAATTTGAGCGTTTAGTTGGTGTTTTCGGTTTCTTAACTTACATATAATTCGCAAAGCTTATACCGACAGCTTTAAAGGCGTAACAACACTTTTCTAACTAACACTTTTCTAACATCCAACACTAATCATATGACCCCAGCTCATTCCCAATACAGTTTTATAAGTTAAAGCCAAGTCTTACTCGATATATTTGTCAAATTAATAATCAAATGATTCAACATCTTTTTCTTATTTTACATATTAGCTTTCCTAATGTTTTTAAATTCTGTAATATATACTTTATAATTTTTGAGCAGAAAATCTTGGTTTTTAACATGAATCTCTTCTTGCTAATATGACATCTTCTAACTTATATGATAATTATTACTTTTTAACATTCTCGTGTAATATATCGAAGTACAACCACATACTATTATACAACATGGCATTTTAACCTGTATATATAATTTTTTCCAATGTTTTCTTGGGGTCAGGAGATAATGACCATTTATCACCATTAAAATAGGATACCTTAGACAGAAAATCAAATTTATATATAGTAACTGGTAATGGGATTTTCTCTACAACTTGCCCTAAACCAATTTTAACTTATTGTTATTTATCTCTAGCTGTAAGACTCAATGCATTAAGTCTTATTTATTTTAAAATATCCTCATCACCAACTATAACT